GCATTATACGCATACGCGAGAGCCTGCAGCGTATCGCTCTGCTTTAAAGCAAAAATGGACAACAGCTGATAATCAGGCGAGCTGTTGTCCAGATAGATATCATCACCGTAGATTTGCTTCATTGCAGCAATCATATCTTCTAAAATATCGTTGTAGGTAGGGATATGCAGTCCCGTACTATCAACATAAGGCTTAAAATACGTCACATCTGCACCTCCTCACTACTAATAGTCAATGAGCCATAGATAGTCTCTACAGTTGCCGTAAATTTATAATGTCTGCGTTCATAGCTTGATTCAAAAGACGTGACAGACTGCACGCCTTCCGTGCCGCTTATACGGTCACGGATAATAATATCTACAGCCTGCCTGTTCTCATCACTGCCAGACGTGCCTAAGATTTGCTCCCACAACGGCAGCCCATCTTTTAGGTCTTCCCACCATTCAGCATAAAGCAAAAGCAGGCGCTGCTTTATCGCCTGCCCGACAGCTTCGATACCGCTGATGTAATTTTGAGAGCCACGACCAAAGCAGTAGTCCCAATTGTCGTCTAAACGTCTAACCTGCATATCAGCCTCCAATAAACACATTACTGCTGCCTTCGGCCACAGTGCCGCCACAGCTCACGGGATCACCAATGCGCCCTGCAGCCTTGCCGTTGATAAACACAGATGCTGAGCCGCTGGCGATAACGCCGCTATGCGTCGGATGCGCGACGCAGCCGTGAGGTGCATAGCTGTCTCCCACGCGTCCTGCAGCGCGGCCGTTAATATATACGTTAGGGCTGGCAGATACGAGTGCTGTCGGGGCGCAGGCATCGTGACCGGTATCCAAATCGCCTAAGCGCGTTGCATTACTCATTGATATTCACCCGCCCTGCTTTAATGTTTACCGTACCGCCTACGATGTTAATCGTGTCTCCGGCAAGCTCTACGTAAGCACTGCCCGCATCATTGCGTAGCTGAGCAGAGCCTGTGCTGTAGCCGGGGATTACTCTAGGCTGTGACCATACACCAATAATAGCAAAGCCGTCAGACAGGTCATGCCTGCGACATTCAACTTGATTCTGTACGCCGCCGCTCTGCCACCAGCCATCCATGCACATATCGCCAAAGACAACAAGGCATTCATCGCCTGGCTGTATAGGGAGCGTCAGCGCGTAACCACCAGCACGAGGAATAACGATAGGCACGTCAACCAGCAAAGGAATATCTATCCATGATTCATCACCGTCTGCAAGCATTTTTTCTCGCAGCGCTGGTTGCACAGTAACAGTCTGAGCGGCAGCGTCAAAGCTCTGGATGATACCTGGCACGCACACTCGCGTCTTGATTGCAGCGGCACGAGCGTCAAGTTCACCCTGACGTTCCTCATTCGGCGTGCGCAAATTCAAATCAATCATAAAATCACACTCCGTTCGGATTCTGCGAATTGTTGGCCATGAGGGCAGGCAGAACGCCCTTACCATAGCGCGATACAGCAACGCAGGACGTATACCAATCATTACCCATCGTATCACCAGTATGCGTCAGCTCGATTACCTGATAGATCCACTCTTTATCAAGCGGCATCTGTGCCTGCCCTGGCGTAACCTGCGCTTCCGCAATCTCGCTATTTTTAAGCTGCACCAAGGACCACATCTGTACAGCAGGATTCAGCAGCAGCTTAAAATTTGCGCCATACTGCGTCTGCGTCGGCATACCGATAAGACCGGTAGTAGGCGTTTGCACGATAGCTTCATCATTGGCGGCGTCAGCAAGCTTAATCATGTTCAACTTGCCGTCATTCACCCAGTAGCTCGCACCGTTACCGCGGGCGATATCGGATATATAATCTTTAGGCTCGCCAAAAATGACCTTACCACGCGGCAGCTTTTGCCCGGACAGGCCCCGAGTAATACTATTCGTAGGTATTTTGGTTTTTGACTTTTCGCAGACCGCATCCAAAATCTGACGTTGATTAACGCCCTTGTTTAAGGTTTTAGCAATAAAATTTTTTGCAAGCACATTAGCTCCGTCCACGCACAGAAGCGACAGCACATAGTCAGTGTTGTTCTCCTTACGGCGGGACGGATAAATAATTTTTCCGTCAAAGATAACACCGTACTGCTTCTCCTGAGTATGGCCTTCAGCATCCTTTGCTTCCTGGACGGAGCCATCTGCAGATGTAGTCAGATAGCCTTCATAACCGGCTTCAATGATGATACGGTCGCCTTCCTTAAGGATTTTTTGTTCGGTTGCTGCAGTAAGATTGTAAATTTCCACGGTAGAATAGTTGTTTATTTCCCACGACTTTTTGACAGTAAACTTCACATGCAGGTCAGAAACATTCAGGGCCTCCTTGTCCTGATCATCCACAACAAGGATTTTCCACTTGCGCATCCACAGATAACTGCTCATGAGCCATCACCCCACAAAAGCACCCAGGCTGAGCCTAATGTCTCATTATCAGGCTGCTCCTGCGTGGTAGGCCCAACAGCCACGATTTGAGCACTGCCAATATTCAGGTAAGCGTACTGCCCCAGCAAATCAATACCAGGCACCAATGGCATGCCTGTAATAAGCTCTTCGCCTGTGCTATTGTCGCAGACATCAGCCACCCACAACTCGTACAAATCATAATAGCGTAGCTTCAGCAGGATGTTGATGTTACGCTCGCCATCCAGCGTCAGCTTAAAAGTCTTGCGGTCAAAAGGCGTGGTAGTCAATGGTATTTCATAATAGCTCATTACCACTTCACCTCCAGATCAGAAGCTTTTTCCATTTTGCGGGCAAGAGTACTATTGTCGCCTTTAGGCTGCACTTCCTGCGATTTGCGCTGTGCACCTGTAGTCCACTGACGCGCTGATACTTTCTCTGTGCCAACATTAACCACCAGCACCTGCACAAGATTCACAGTAGCTTTGAGCGCGCATAGCGTCGACACATCATCGCTCACATCAATGCTCTCAATAAGCATATTCTGGTACGTGTTCAGACGCGTAACAACCTGCATGGGTATACGCAGTTCCTGCAGCTTGCAGAGCAAGCGATAGGCCTGTACAGATTTTGTGCCGCCATCCCCACCATAATTAGCACCAACACGATAAGCCATGGCATCAGATACGCCAATCTGCATCGTCATACGGATAGGATTCACAAAAGCATGGTCACTGATGTTGGCCCCGGTCTGCACCGGATGCTGTGTAACCGTCAGGCTATGCTCAGTATCAACGCTAAAAACAGCATCAAAAAAATAGCCGCCAATGTTCGTTTTGACCATAAGCACCTGTTGTGCTCCTAGTCCACTGCCCCAAACGGATGGACTATAACCATCATTAGTCTTAAATGATTTATTGCCCATGAGCTTAGCAACCAGATTATTAGCGCCCCAGATACCATTTAAAGTGTTCATTGTACCCATTAAGCTCATACAAACACCGTCCCTCCGTTATGCGCTGCCAGACGCTGGGCAAAATCTTCCATTGTTCCTTCCACAGCCTTAGCCACGCCCTGCGGATCGCTTACGTTCCCACAATTAACCACAATGCCGCCAACGTTTACAACTCCGCCGTTATAGGTCGCCGTGTTATTGCTCATTGGCATAAGGCCGGCAGTACCACCAGCAGCAAAACCTGCAGCATAGCTCGTAGGAGCAACAAGGCTGTTATACCCGCCGTCACCATGAGCAGCGTTTTCGGCAGATTCTTTATCTTTGTTATAGATAACCATAGCGTTGGCAGCACGGTCGTCCTCGTTCGCAGAAAAAATGTCAGGACGCTCAAACTCATGCATAAACACACTCGCACCTTCGGCAGCATCTTCTACATTACGCAATTTGTCGCCTGCTTCACTCTCGTTCGTGCGCAGTTCATGGTCAAGATATGCAATTTGAGTGTCAAGGTCGGTCCAATCTTTACCACGAGCAGCAGCAAAGCGTTTGAGCGCGTCCCAGCGTTCATTATGCCACTGAGCTATGCCGCCAGACGTACCATCATCACCTACAGCGTCTGTGCGCAAGCCGGACTCTTGCACCAAGTTGCCGACAATACCGGACGCAGCAGCCTTAGACCAACCTAATGACATCAGCTTGTCGCGGATGTATTGGGCACGTTCACTGTCTGCTCCTTCATCAGCAGAACCTAGCTGTAATGCTTTTTTAGCACCAGCGTAATCGCCCTGCATAGCTTTACCCAAAGCTATCCATAGACGTGCCAGCCTAATTTCCAACGTGAGCACCTTATCTACAACTTTACCAACGGCAATCAAGAAGTAATCCCAAAATTTCTTCACAACAGGATACTTCTTGCCGAAAATCTTCTCAACAATCGTAGCCAGGCCTTCGGCCATTTCGGCAACGCCCTTAGCAATGGTAGCGACGGTTTTCTTAAGCTTCTCCTGCCGTTCTTCGGTAAAGACTTTTTCAAACAGCTCTGTAAGTTTCTCAAGGATAAAGGCAATGCCTTCCTTAAGCTTTTCAATAAGACGACGCAGCGGATTATTCTCATCAGTGAGCCATTTCCAGAGCGGCTTTAAGGTATTGCTGCTCTCGCGCCCTTCAAGATAGCCAAAAAAGTCCTCCAGCATGATGAGTGCAGTGCCGATGGCCATCATCATCAGGCCAAACGGACCTGCCATGATGGCAGCACCAACAACAGCAAACACAGCTACTAAAGCCTTTGTTTTACTTGGCAACGCATCAATAAAATTATAAATGCCCTCGAATAGCCATTTTAGAGCCTTAACCAGTGACATTGCTACACGCACAACACTCGCCAACACGCTGGCCACCTTACGCGCCAGTGCAGGCAAATTCTTGCCAAATTTGTCATTGAGCCAGCGGATAAATTCCTGAAATTCTTTGATGTAGGGCTGCAGCTCTTTTATAAGGTAGTAGACCACCCACTCCTTGAACATTTTTAATTTGAGCTGCAGACTTTGCACGTCATAACCAATCTCACGGATCCAGGCTAACTGTCCGTCAGCATCTGCAGGAGTAGACAGCTCTGCCATCTCCTGACGCAGGCGGAAAAACTGCTCACGCAGCTCCGGCACCCACGCCACATCTTCCTGCGACGCGCCCATGGTTTTCAGGACCACACTCAAGGTTTTAGCTGTGTCTTTTGTCACCCACATGGACTGCGCCAGCTTTTGATATTCCAAATCTGCGCTGGCCACAGCCTTAATGTTATCAATGACAGCTTCCGTAACCTTTGCCAGCCCTGCAAAGATAGCGCCATATTTAAGGATAGAGCCTAATTTCCCGAGCATACCGGATAGATTATTGATAGCTTTCGCAGCTCCGGCAAAGGCATCCTTGTCGACTTCTGCACCGATGCGGACAAGATATTCTTCTAATATATTGCTCATCAGCCTACTCCTTTCTCATGGCGTCCTGCATACGCCGTGCATTTTCTGCCTTGACCGCCAACAGTTCGTGAGCGTCCAGCAAATCATCAAAATCATACGTGCCATCACTCAGCTCGTGCTGCCGCCAAAGCCCTGCAGCAACAGGAGCAAAAGCGAAAGCATCAAGCGTCGGATAACTCATCGGCTCGTAGGTTTGCCCGTCAATTCTGCCGGGAGCTTCAACCCGGCTGCGGCGAAAAAACCTCCGACATTGAAAATCAACGCATGAACAGTCAGCTGGATAACGCTGGCAGCATCATACGCCAGAGCCTCATCAACAAAATCACCCTTAGCCGTCAAGACAGGTTCGGGCAACTGCTGGCCATTACCGTTATCAATCAAACGATTAACAGTACGCAGCAGCAAAGATTGCAGCTCGTCAAAATCCTTACGTGGCATACCCATGAGAGCAGCAGCCATCTCGGCTGTTTTGCCGCCAGACGGCGCAATCACGCCCGCAACCTTAAAAGCAACATAGCTGCCTGTGCGAGCATCCATTTTAGTGAGCTGATAGGATTTACCAGCCACCTCCACAACTTGTGTTTTTTGTTTAAGCATAATTCAGCCCTCCATCAAATCGGCAGATTAGTAATCTCAGCACACATCAGCGTCCAAGACACACGCTGGCCTTGGCTCTGGTACGGAGTGTCCGGCTCTTTTTGGGGAGAGATACCGGAAATAATATGGCGGGTACCTGTAGCGGTATTACGCAGAGTCATGCTGGTGCTTGCCCATTCGCTTGTCGGCAGTTGCCACAGCGCGTTAAACCAGGCGCTCAGCCATTTATGGATAGCAGAGGTCTGTTGACATTCAATGGTTACGGTGCCATTATTGCCCGCAATCTTAGATACCATTACAGAGCCATCTGCAGCAATATCATGAGCAGTGCGGTCGGTGGCCTTGGATACTGTCACAGAGCCTACACCAGTACCATCAAACAGGTAAAAGCCAAACGTCGGATGGTTAATAGAGCCAGCCAGATCAGCAAAACTGTAAGTAGTTAATTCCATTCAGATAGCCTCCTTAGCGGTTAACATTAACCTGGATGGTAATAAATTCAATAGAACCAGCCAGTTTGCAGCAGACATAAATCGGTGGAGCCTTGCGCTTGTCACGGTCAGCCTGAGACTGTTCGTCAATAGGCTCGCTCTGCACCAGATAGCCATCAGGCAGGTAATCACCTGTCTGCAGATTCAGGCACTCGGCACCGTTCCACTTGCCCGGAGCGATAAAGCCTAACTTTACATACTTACGGCAAGCATCATTGATAACATTAATAATGCTTGTAACGCCAGCTTCAGTCTGCGGCAATTTTCGGCGCTGGTAAAGCAGGTCCATGACATTAAGAGTAATGTCATTTTTGAGCATATCAAGATACAGCACTTCATCAAAGCTCGTGCTATCAGCCATATAGCCCTGCTGCAAAACATCGTATTCCTCGCCACGAGTAATATATACATTACCGTTATGGCCTGTAGATTCAGAGCTACCACACACATGGGTTACCTGAGATTCGGACAGGTCATCTGTTTTTACGCCGGGCAGAGTTTTGTACGCCAGCGTAAACGCATCCCCGGCAAGACCACGGTTAGCGCCCATCGCGTAGCCCATAGTAGCTGCAACAGCATCAGGAGTATCCGTGTCACCACAATACTGACCAAAGCTGCGACGATAGTTTTTATCCTGCAAAGCCTTAAAAATGCTCTTTGCATCACCAGACGCATCCAGTACGCTTTTATCAGCAGTCGTATACATGTAGACGCTGTCAGGCACAGCGCTCTCGCACCAAGCTGCACAGTCTTTAATGTCAACGTCCTCAGCGCCCAGATAGCTAAACGGCCACCACTGAGAGTTAGCAGCACGGCAAGCCGCCAGCGTAGCGGTTAAATTCTCGTCCCCTACCAGCTTTACACCCACTGCCAGCTTACGTGGGCTGGTAGTAGCAGCAAAATAGAGCTGAGCAGCCTTATATTCTGCAGACGTTTCCACAAACCCATCAGTCAGCATTTGAGCAGCGCTTGTATAAATACGCACCCTTTCATTCGCCGGAATAACCTCAGACTTGCCAATAATCAGGCCAAGGTTAAAGCCCTTGCGAGCAGCAGCCTTAGCAGACAGGTTGATAACCACGTCGACAATCGGAGATAAGTCCAATTTATAAGCCAACTAAATCACCCTTTCTTAATAATAATTTCACCTGGCTCAAGGATAACATCACTCGTACCAGGCTCGTTTGCTTTAATCGTAACGTTGACTTCTTCAATCGCTTTCACGATAGATTTAACGCTGATCAGTACATTAAAATATAAAGTCAAATCGGCGCGCTTCCACCAACGCCCCTGAAATAATTCAGGCGCATATTGGATGGAATCCTTGCCGGGAATAATATAAATTTTTTGTTTTTTGAGCTTCGGCCGGCCACGCAGCAGCTCAAGGCGTAGCTTAAGCAGCGATTCATAGCAGGCAGGACCGTAAGCATTCAGGCGTAGCTGGATGGTACGTGTGCTTGCACTCTCACGCAAAAAATCACGTCCTTCAGACTGCCAACGCTCATCAATCGGCTGCATGATGTCCTCGGCCGCCTCGGTACACTGCATAAAGACCACGTTGTCTGTAAGCTTCCAGTCGGGGCCTCCGTCCGTTGGCCAGGAGCGGCGTACAGGCGGCGGTATTGTCTTAGCATCATGCCCGAGGATGTCCATCAGCTCTGCCCACATTAAAGATTCAAATTCAGCAATATTTTTAACCAACTCCATCACCGTCCAATCGCGTCCCGATAGAGCGGTAAAATCCATAATCAATATCAGGCGTAACAGTGAGGATTTTGTAGTGTGCTCCGCGCCATTCAAGCTCATCGCTGATAGCTTCGCCATTGGTCGCGTGCAGCTCCACGTTCGTCAAAAATTTCATTGCCCCGGTGACGCGGTCACCTTCAGGCAATAACTGCAAATCTTTAGGCTGGGCAACGGTGACAATCGCTGCCACCTGCAGCACAATAGGATTGTCTGCATCCCGACCATAAGCTCCATCGTGCCAGCTCGCAGCGTAGCGTTTGACAGTAATGCGCTGGCAGCCTAAACGCTTGCTGCGCACCACTCTGCCAACATTAACCACGTCAATCACTCCTTACCACATAAACAATAGCCTTACGCAAGGCACCGGTATCAATAAGCGGATTGGTTTTGCCGCCCTTGCCTTTGGTCTTTTTATCTATGGTTTTCGGGGAGTTAGGCGGCCAGCCATTCTCTGCGTCCGTAAACCATTTACGGCAGATGTTCTGCGCCAGCAGGCCCGTGCGTTTGATAAGAGCATCAGCCCTCGCCCCATCGCCAGTCATAGCAGCCTTTACAGCCTTAGCGTATTCTTCTGCAATCTCACGGTGGTGCTTGGCGATGGCCGGGTCAATAACAGGACGTGGCGGTGCATGCCAAAGCGGCGAGCCATGTGTTTGGACATACAACTGATAAGCCAAGCTGTACTTCATACCCTGATCCATATAGCCCTGCATTTCCTCACGCATGGACCTACGCCGGATTCCATGAGTATGGATGTACAGCAAGCTCGCATTATTTATAGGCTCATCGCCACGAGAAGTTTTCTCCTGCGGGATACCCACATATAGCTTATTAACACGGTTCAGAGCTTGCACTCTGTCCATAAGGCCCTGTAGCCCGCCGCTGACCGTTCTGTGCGATGTATTTATGCTTACCATACATACATCCCTCCCTTGCCCGCAAAACGTGCCAGAGTGGCAAACTGCACGCCAAACGCGGTCAACCGGAACGCCGCCCAACCTGCAAGGTCCTGCGACAGCGCTGACGTATCCATAGAATAGGACACACCATCAGCAGCCTCACTCGTAACAACACCAGCGGCCTGAGCTGCGGCAAGGATATCAGCAGCAGGTGCCCCCGGGTCTGCAGCAGACTGCATGTAAAGGGTGCACATATGGGCGATGAATAGTCCGATGGCCATCCTCCACATCTTGCCATAGCGCTGCTCGCTTACACACGCCTGACCAAGCTCTACAAAGCTGTCCAGCACTATTTCCGGCAGCGGCTCAGCAAACTGTGGATAGAATGCCAGGAAGTCCTCCTTGGTGTAGGAAGGATTCTCCTGCGTTTTGATATTGCTCGCCTGCGCAATCAACGGATGGTACATAATGCACCTCCTTATTCGCTTTTATCCTCCGCTTTGCTTTGCTTGGCTTTGGCAACAGCTTCTGCCTCAGCCTTCGGAGTTTTACCATTGACCGGCACAAGGTCGCCAGATTCAACAGCCAGCGCATACAGCGGATCAGTTGCAATCCAATCGGGAGCATCCTCAATTTCCATGCCGCCCTTAGTCAGAAAGCGTTCCGCATCAATGCGTTCAGTACCGTCCTGCTTCACAAAGCCAAAGCGTTTTTTGGTTAAAATAATCATTGATTGTCCTCCTCAAATAAAAAAGCCAGACGATAAACGCCTGGCTGGAATATTGCCTAATCAGATACCGATGTGGTATGCGACAGGTTGGTAATACATGAATTTAACCTGGCCGATTTGCGCTGCAAATAAAGTCAGGATGGCGGCACGCTCAACAGACGGTTGAGTATACGCGCGGGTGATAGGCACAGTCAAATCAAAGTTGACCATATCCTCGTCGTTGACGTAAACCATCATAAGGTCTTTTTGACCGGTGCCGGCCTTGATGCACCAACGGCAAGGCTCAATGGTGATAGAGCCGCCCTGCTCTTTAGCAATATTGTTTTGCATCAGATACTCCATAATAGACACATTGCCGGCCTCGGATACCTTCTGCATGGTGATGTACGCATACTGCTTCGGCGGAATCAGAATATGATTCGGCATGCCTTTCATGTCATACTCGGATGCAGCCCACGCATCCACCAGCGCATTGTTAATGTCATGCAGGATCTCATCCGCGGTTTTAGTGTTCCATGCGGGAGTGCCATTTGCACCATTACCCACAGTGTAGGTAACAACATTCGGGTCATTCAGCAAGCCAGTAGTACCTGCCTCCTTGAAGCCGTTGTAGACATTGAGGTCAAGAGTTTTGTTGTAGTTGAGTTTAACGCCCTTATCCAGCAAATCTTCCAGATTACGGCCAATCTGCTTCATCTTCGCCTGGTCAATAAACGGTACCTGCATAGCGTGCATCCAGGTGGATACCTTGAACATATTCTTATTGGTGTTGACCTGCATTACAGGAATTGTAGTAGCACCGGGAGCAGTAATGCTGTTAGCATTTGCGCCAGAAGTTGCATAGTCAACATCAAAGGTAGAAGTAAATTCTACCCAGCCGCCGCCAGTCTTAGCGACAATATCGCGCTGCCAGGTTACGCTGGCCAGCGGTTCGCGCAGCTTAGGATCAACCTTTTCAAGTTCGCCTGTAATGTACGCCATGCCGGAGCTGGCAGCAGCATCCCATGCAGAGCCGCGGAATCTTTTACGACCACCATTCTGCATGGCCAAATTACCCAGATTACGCATACCAGCGTCCGGGCTATAAAAGCCAAATCTTCCAGTTGTCATCTTATTTATACCTCCTTATATTACGCAGAAGCACGAGTCAGCAGAGTAACCTCGCAGACACGATTCGCATCTATTGCGCCGCTAGTCCAGCGCATATTCGGAATTTCAATGGTGTTAGTGCTGTCAGCTGCAGCTTCAAAGCCGCCAACAACGCCGTTAGCGATAGAAGTATTAGCTTTAACGCGCACGTAAACTTTACCGTTAGCTTTCGGAGTGCCAACATTACATACAACAGTAGCAGCGCCGCGTTCCAGGACAGACATATACTGACCGGGCTGATATTCGGTTTTATTTTGCTCTGCATAAGATACTGCCTGCTTAACAACACGCAGCGCAATGCCAGCGACATCAGCAGCAGTAGTTGCAGCGCCAACAGCAGTGTAAGTGTTGTCATCTTTAATGCAGACAGCGGCACCAAAAGGGATAGCTTCGCTTTTCTCGTTTAACAGACGGCTGGCCACGATATCGTCCGGAGTGCGGGCGTAGTTACCGGGATAGCCAAAATTCATAGAGATACCAATTGCTTTACCACTCATATTGTTTTGCCTCCTTAACGATTTTTATAATGGGGATTATATTTTTTTGCAATTTCACGTCCCAGAGCGTAATCATCAGGCTTGCTGTCTTGTGCAGCGGAACGGCGACGCATCTGCATCAGCTCGCCATATTGAGCATCCTGCTGCATAGAGCCTTTGATGAGGATAGCCAGAGAGTCAGCCGCACGTTTGCGCTGTGCCTCATTGGGGATGGCTGCTACTGCAGGCTTCAAGTTTTTGATTAAAGCCATAGCTGCGTCACGTGCTTCTTTAGCGTTGGGAGCGCATTCGCCCTCAACATCTTCTTCAGGCTCTGCATCCTGCGCATTGATATCTTCCGGCGGCTCGATTACATCGTCCTCGTCACCAGCAGGAGCTGGTTCAGCAGCGGGTGCTTTGTTTTGGAGCTCTTCCTCCAGAGCATCAAGAGCGTCCTTTTTAGGTTCAGCAGCAGGCTCTACAGGATTCAGCTTAGAGCTGATAGCTTCCAGCGCGTCCTCAATTTTTTTGAAGCGTGCCTCGGTAGCTTCGTCCATTGCTGCAGGTTTATTTTCAGGCTGCGGCACAGCAGCAGGCGCTGGTGTTGCGGGAGCTGCGGGAGCAGGAGCTGGTGCAGGCTGAGGACGCGGTTCAGCTTCAGAGCTGCCTGCAAGCTTTGCAGCAGCCTCCATGTCCTCCGGTGTAGTAGATTCGTCGCGAGCCAGCGCTCGCAGGATACGTCCAATCAAAGATTTAGACATTTTTTTACCTCCTTTTTCATTGTCGGCAGTGTCACGGATGGCAACCTTGTGCCCCGCCCTGCCTCTATCAACAACCGCTACATGGTTACCGCGGATTTCCAGCTGGTCATAGCTGGAGTCACTCGTCGGATTCCACAAGCAGTCATAGCCACAAGATATCTCGCGTTTGCCAGCCTCAATCTTACCGATGAGGTCAGCATCATAAATAACCAAATCAGCGACCAAGCAATTACTCAAGTCGCCATCGCCTCGACGCACATCACGGCACACGCCTTTCATGTACCGCCCATAGTTATCGGGAGTTACATCTTCTTCGGGATGTTCATCGCATACAGGCTTTCCCTCAAAGCTTGCCACGGCAGCACGGTCAAAGACTTCGGCTTCAGGGCGCTGGACATTATAAATGCCATCAGCAACCGGACCGCCAAACTCGCAGCCTCGATACTGCTGCGTACCGGTACGAGCAATCGGGACATCCTTGCAGATCAAGAAGCCTTCTGGCGTTTTAAGGATGTGGTCGGAGATTCGTGAGCCAAAATATGCCTTGCTCATAGCTCACCTCCAGGTAGTAATCGTTTGAATTGTTTTATGCCCATGCGCTCGATTTTGCCGTTACGGTACACCTTTGCAGGCCACGCCACCTGGTCAAACCTGATAAGCGGTTCAGGATAGCAACGGCAATTATAAATGTTCCCCGCATGGTAATACCCCTGCGACTTCTCATGGTTGAGTAACTCCGGCGCCGGAGCTTCATTCCAAGGAATAATCACGCCATCCATATGAGCATGAGCAGAACGCACACGAGAGTCCTCGCTTGTACGCCAGACGTACCAATCAAGCCCTGCCTCAGCAGCCCGCACCTGCGTCAGAGCAGTGCTGGCTTTAGAGGTTTCCGTGCGGGCAATGAGCCTTGCATGAGCTTCGGTCATGTGTGGGTACTCTTTGAGGATGTCATCTATCATCGCTTCCGGACGCAAGCCTTGCTCATAACCTTTAGCAACATTATGAGCCACCCTGTCAGCCAGCGTGAGCGGCATAGAGCGGATTAATTCAGCGTTGCGACTGATTATACCCTCGTACACTTTTGCGACGCGTGGTGAGGCAAGTTCGCGCTGTAGCGCGGTGCGGATGATTCGCCCCTTGCTGCCCTCGGCTGCTGCGGCACGCCACGTCTTATGCCCGTCGCGGAACAGATGCGTGGCCATCGAGCGTGCGATTTGGTCGCAGGCACGAATAAAAGTTGGCGAGCGAGCCAGCCGACGCAGAACGTCAGCAATAAAAAAAGGACTGGCAACGTGAGATAACTCACGCTTCAGTCCTTGCATCAGGCGGTCAATGGCGCTGGCATAAGAGCGCTCAATGACTCGCGGCATTTTAAATTTTTTCATAATGATTTAAAAATCTTGTCAGCATAAAATGTAGTAGTGCTCGTGCTCACACGTCTCTCACCCTTGTCGTCATAATAAACATCACCATATTCTATCGTAATATCGTCTTTTGAGTTTATATTTCCACGTGCTGAAATTGGCGTAATAAATTTAAAATAATCAACATTATTCTTTCCGCCTAAGAGCTTGTAAACCTCATCGTTGCCTACATAATTAGGATTTTCTCGAATGGTTTTATCTGCTTTCGTCTGTTGACCATTGGCAGTATAATTAGTATCCTTCTTGCCACCGCCGCCCTGCATCGCCTCAGCAACCTGACGAAGCGGAGATTTGATTTCGCCATGCTTAAATTCATAATCATCCTGGTCGTCGAGCATAGACTCCATATCATCCAGCTGTTCCATAACCTTGTCAAAATTTTTGGGATTTTCATCATACCCACGAATGTCATTTTCGTTTTCAACTAAATGCTGCCGTACAGATTTTAAAACTTCACGCATATCATTTTCATCTTCACGCGCATCACTGAAAGCATCTGCAGCTTCAAGTGCAGCAATGTTTCCTTGCTCATTGCCCCATTCTTCCATTTTACTGGCAACATGCTGTTCAGAACGACTGTAGCCGTACTTACTACCGCTTTCAGTTCCGCCACCAGCACTGCCACTACCAGAAGTAAACTGTCCGTTTTCAGCACGCGGATGCTTATCTTCTTCCCATTCAGCATCATAAGCACGCAGGCGTTCCAGGTTAAGTTTAGTTTTATCCATGATACTAACCTCCATAATTTTTAGTGTGTACATGTTAGCTTTTATACATAATTATTGCAAGTTGTTTATTCAGATTCAGGCGGTTTATTTTGCTGAGGTTCAACACCAACAGCCTCGCCACCGCCCATGTCGCCAAACATGCCTCCCATCTCACCAGGCGGCTCCACGGAGTCGGACGCACGCTCGATGTCCTCATCGGTGATGTTCGTCCAGACACCGGTGCGCTCGCTCTGCTGCTTCAGCTCCTTCAGGGCAGTGCGCTGAGAGATAAGACCAGCATTGTAGGCGGCCACAACATTGTCAGTGCCGCACTTAGCAAGGTCGGCGCCCTCTTTGTCGGTAGGCTCTGCAACCGGGTCGAATTCAAAATCAAAGTCGTCCGGCAGGCTGCCTAGCGTCGAGATAATGAACGGCGGGAGCACTTTGTTCAGGATAGGCCGCAGATAAGACTCCTGCTTCTCGGCTATCATGTCGTAATAATTCTGCAGGTCACTCTCGCCCGTAGCATTAAGGCCGGAGGGAGAACGCCCGAACAGACGCGTCACTGGAATTTCAGCAGCACCGCTGATATCCATGATGAACTGCTGATAGCAAGCAGCAAGGCCGCCGAAAGTGTACTGGTGCGTTTCCAGACCATCTGCAGCATCCATGACCTGCACACCCATATTGTTCAGCAGCATGTTCTGCGCTTCCAGCGTTCGCAGCAGCTCAGCCTGCGACTCGTTGTCCGTTGCCGCCAGAAGCTGACCTAAGTCCTGCATTTTAAGCACGCGGATGTTCGCCATGAAGGTCAACTGCGCAATGTTCCAGCTCACATTGTCACGCTTACGCAGCTCATCAAAAACAGACTCGACGACAGACGCGCCCCATTGCATCTCTGCTATTTCCTCCCAGAACGGAAGCGTATTGCCAGTGAAGCGAATTACCCTGCTATAATGAATCTTTACGGAGCCACCACCGGCAGGATCAGTCACAGTGTAATACTTTGGGAAACCATAATCAGGATCACTAATATCTTCGATGAGTTCGCTGGAGGGGTTAACTCCGTTCCACCGGTCGAAAATGAGCAGCCCTGCGAAGTCCCCAGGCATTATCCAGTCAAGCTGCAGCGGCTGACTAAGGTCGTAGCCTTGATGCTTGACCAGCATCACGCCCAAAGCGCCACCGTAGAGCCTGCCCCACTGCATGCCACGCTTAAGCTTGTCAATGAGCTGAGTACGACGCAGAGTAAGACTGAGCCGCTTCTCTACATCGGGGTCCAGGCCGCTGGTAATCGTTATCCAGTTTTTAAGCATGTCCGCCGGGATAACGTCGATGATGCGACGGACAATCCAGCTCTCACGATAGAGAGCATTTAGAGTATTAAAATCACGCGACATGCGCTGCAGACTGTACTCCGTGCCTTCCAACAGGTTCGGAGTGCCAGCGCCCAAACGAGCCAGTACATTGCTAAAAGCGTCGAGCGCCCTGCTGCGTATTGGCTGCGGCTCAGGAGCTTTGTCCAGGGCGCGCCTGCGTTTTCTTTTAGACATTTGCTATCCTCCTTGGCCTGATGACTGTTGATACATAGTAGCGCACCGCATCAGGCGCATGGTCGGCTACTTTAATAGGTTTCTCCTTGCCAGACTGCTGCAGAGCCTTGTCGTCCCAACAATAGGACTGCATCTCCTTCAGCGTGTGCACTAAGCCACAATAAAAATGGATGCGGCGACGGGTTAGCAGCGTGTTCACCTTGCGGATGCCCTCAATGACATCATTGTCGGCGTTGATTGTTTCCACCGTCTCCTTTGCACGCAAGCCACGGTTACGCAGCTCAATTTTGAAGCTTGCTGCAGATGGATCAATGACCACATTTGTCGGCCACAGCTCCACGCCACGAACAAACTCAAGCAGGTCGTCGGCGTATTGGCTGTTGTCCTTCTCCTTTTCCTCGGCACGGCTATCCCAATAATACTCGCGAATGAACCACAGGTCGCGCCCATCATCGAGCACGTCCAGATACACCATCGGGTTCACGGTGCCATAGTCAATCGTGATGGAGCGCTTCATGATGTGCAGATTTTTAAGCAGATACTCCAGCTGGTCATCACCAAAAAGCAGCTCATCACTCCACGCATCGCGATAGATAGCGCCCTGCGCCATTACCCACTCGCCTAGAATAAAGCGTCGGTAGAACACACCGGAATACATCGTCCGGTAGCGTTCACGTACCTCGTCGGATAGCGACGGATTGTCGTCCATCAGGAAATGGATATGCAGCAAGCGCTTCTCGTCGCACTTCTCAATCCAGCGCAGCAGGAACCAATGCATCGGGCTGTCCGGGTTGCAGTTAAACCACAGCTTAGCGCCCGGCACAGAGCAGCGGCCGGATGCTTGGTTGACAAACGACTCCGGCATGAGCGCAACCTCGTCGCAAAACAGGCCAGCCAAAGTAATGCCTTGAATGAGGTCCTGCGAGGATTCGTCGCGGCCGCCGAACACGTAAAAGTAATTCAGCTTCATCGTGCTGCCTTGCTTGCGAGCTATCACGATAAGGTTCTCCGTGCGTGTTTCTTCTACCTGATAGCCACGCACCAGCAATACAGGCTTGAGCCATTTCCAGACGTTACGCCTGAAGCTGCCTACGGTTTTACCACACATAGCAAAGTTCTGGCCATCGTAGGTATCCATAGCCCAAATAACAAAAGAGACGGCCATCGCTACCGTTTTACCAGCACGGATGGAGCCGTCAGCTATAATGCCATTGTAATCGTGATAAGGAGAGTCCTCACACCACCACGTTAAGATTTGCATTTGTTTTTTACTAAACTCATAGAACTTGATAACAGGTTTGATAATACTGCGCAGCCTGCCAACGATGCTCATTATTTCCACACATCCTTTGCACTGCGCTTGATTGCGTCGGTAAAGCCATCGTCCTCATATTGAGACTGCTCTTCGGCATCCTTAAGAATTTTCTGCCCTGCCGTGTCACGCAGGAACGTCGCCGCCTTGGTATTGCCCTGCATAGCAAGCACGACCTGACCTAGCAGCACAGCCTGCTCAACGGTTACATTGATTTTACCGTTCAGCAGATTAATTTTGCCGTTCGGCCCCATTAGGTCACCCAGGCACTCAACATTCTTCAGCTCGCCACGTTTTAGCGGCATCTGCAGCAGGTCGTCAAGAACCTCACGCATGGCACGCTTGCGGCGGCGAGCTTCACCAGACGCGCGACCGCCAGCAGCACCTTTTCTCCTCGCTTCGTCCTCGCTTCGCACAGGATTCAGGTTCTGCGGATTAAGAGCCACCGATTACCTCGGCCTTCCTGCCGGTGAGAGCCTCCCAACGCTTAACGATGACATCGCAGTACACAGGATCAAGCTCCATGCTGTAGCATTGGCGGTTGATTTGCTCGCAGGCAATGAGCGTGGAGCCAGAGCCACCAAATAAATCAAGAACAGTATCACCTTGCTGGCAGCTGTTCTTGATGCACTTAGCACAGAGGGCAATCGGCTTCATAGTGGGATGCTCGGCGTTGCGCGTGGGCTTGTCAACATGGATTACGCTGTTAACCTCTTCCGTGTCCACAGCCTCCACATTGTCGGCACGCAGACAGACGGTCTTCAGCCCGATGCTGATGTGGATGAGCTGATGCCCATCGGCATCGTAGCCAACCTCCACCGGATAGTTGTCCGGGATAACCGTTGACAGCTTACGACCGCCAAAAAAGCGGTGCTTCGCGCCAGGCTTCCAGCCGTAAAGGATGGGTTCATGCTGCCATTGGTAATCTTGCCGTCCCAGCGTAAATGTGTTCTTGCACCAGACAAGGTCCTGCTTCAGCAGCAGACCGGCATCGACAATAGCCTGCCGGAATTCGACCGCACTGCGACTAGCGTAGCACACGTAAAAGGACGCGCCAGGCTTCATCGCTGCAAAATAATTATCAAACACTGCATCTAAAAAGTTTTTGAATTCAGTCTCACTCATCGAATCGTTTTTAATGGTGAGCTTGTCTTTTGTTCCACCTTGGTAAGCGACATTGTAGGGAGGATCAGTAAACACCATGTCAACCATTTGCCCCCCCAATAAACGTGCTACATCAGTACGATTTGTTGAATCACCACATAATAAGCGATGGTTCCCAAGCTGATAAAGAGTACCAGGAGTCGTGATAGTGTTCTGCTTGGCGGCCTCATGCGCTGCATCCACATCAAAAGCATCCTCTTCCGGTTCAGGCTCTGGCATGTCAAAACCAAAGTCACCCATGTCTATACCTTTGATATCAAGCAGCTCGCTGTTGAGCATATCCATGTCCCAGCTTGCAAACTCGGCGGTTTTATTATCCGCCAGCCGGAACGCTTTAATCTGCTCCGGCGTAAGGTCATCCGCCATCACGCACGGCACAGTCTTCATCTTAAGTCGTTTAGCGGCACGCAAGCGGGTGTGCCCACACACGATAACATTATTCTTGTCGATAACAATAGGCTGCTTCCAGCCGAACTCCTTCAGTGATTCCATAACCGGCTTCACGGCTTTGTCATTACGCCGTGGATTGTTTTTATACGGGATCACATCGCCGATAGGCATATCAATGATTTTCATAATTACCTCCGGAAACAGAAAAACCCCGAGCCATTAAGGTCGAGGTTTACATTAGTGATTTTTTCGATATTCAGCAAGCTGCTCCATCAGGAACGCACGCTCTTCTTCCGTGACGTACCAGTTGTAATGCTTGCGTTTTGATTTTAATTCAGGCGGCAGCTTCGGACGACCTGCGCCACGACGTGCTCCACCAGAAGATTTTTCACTCATCTGCATCAGCCTCCTCAAAATCAGACAGTTCTTCAGCCATATCAAGCACATCATCAACTCGTGCTTCAGGAGAGGAATCAATAAACGCTATTAATTCGCGCATGGCTTTCTCATTATCCTCCAACAGCAAAACTACAGCAGTCTCAAAATCCTCATAATAGCGAGGAACTTTTTTTAATGCTTCTCTAAGTTGTTCTTCCATAATATGCCTCATTTCAGCAAAATTTTAGAATAAATATCATAATCACCATACTCATTGATGGTAAATAGATAAACGTAATTTCCTACGGCAATAGAACTTTTATGCAGACCATCAAACCGCCCATGGAACCATGTGCTGATTTCATGAGTTACACGCTCACGCTCAGCTGGTGTAATCTTACTAGATTTTCTGCTCTTACACTTCGGCTTTACAACCTCAGCCGCACGCCTGAGCGGTGATTGAGAAGTTCTACCACCAGCACTAAACTGCCCGTTAGACTTACGCGGATGTTTCGATTCATCCCAACCATCCCACACACGCGCTGCAAGCAGCAGGTACTTTATAAGCATGTTAACTCACTCCCACGATAATTGCAAGTCATTTATTGGTGCCCGGACTACCGCTGAGGATTTGAGGTCAGAAAGGGATGTCCCGTCCCTTAGGTTACGGCTTCCGGGCATAAAAAAAGCGCCCGGCTAAAAGCCAGACGCTACATACACAATATAGTAAAGCGGTGCGCATTCAGTCAATACGCACCGCTTCGCAACAGAAAGGGACAGGCAAATGCCGTTTTTATCGACACTTCTCCGTGGTTATATTATACCGCATTTTTTTCACGGCTTCAAGTCATTTTTTTAGGCTTTTTAAAGCCGCTAATCTTTCTTCAAAATAAGCCAAAGCTTCAAAAGTATAGAAATGCGGGATATAACCTTCGCCACCTTCATTGTTAAGATCGTTGTATTGCTTACGCAGTGCGGGTACGTCTTTTTCGTGATGTAATTTATGCTTTTTATGCTCTGCAATCATGTCTTGACAATAAGCAATTTCTTCCATCAGCTCGTCAGCTGCCTTCTTTGTCTTTGCAGCCTCATCGCATGCAAGCAATTCGTTATACAGCTCCTTGGTAATAATATATTCAGTAAAATATACCCGTTCACCTTCAAAGTAAGGACTTTTTTTAATGATACGCTCAACATCATCCCGGCTAATATTCTCCAAAGAAACATGCTCCAACCAACGGATTTGATCAAAAGCATTTGCATGATTCAAATCTTGTTCTTCTTCGATTGTCTGCCAACGCGCCCTGCCAGCCCAAACCATATCATGCGGTACATCATAGCTAAAAATATAAAATTCTTTTAATCTGATTTTTTCGATATAAAGTCTCGTAACTTTAGCATATTTTATGATTTCAGCGTTTGTCTTACCATCAGCAACCATGGTGCGAACAAGGATTTTATTAGTATAGCTAATGCCATAATCCATATATTTACGTTTGTAATCAACAACCTCATGGTAGATAGTTTCGCGTTTTTGCAATTCAGTCTCAATAGCTTGTGCATTTAGTTCCGCTTCATCCATCAGAAGATATTGTGCAACCTTAGCAACATCATACTCTGCAAGCATTTGTGTAGCCAGGCGAAGCTTCTGCAGATCCTCTCCGGCAATTGTATAGTTGAACAGATAACTAAAATTTAGAGTTTGCAAATTTCTAATCAATTTGATTACCTCCCTTGATTTTATTTTCTATATTATAACATGTATGGTGTCCCATTAATGTTATGTTAACTCTTAATAGCAATTATTGCAAGTCATAAATTAAAAAACGACCGCCCACCATCCGATGAGCGGTCGTTGAATTATTTTGCATTAAACACTACGCTATACCCAGCCTGGCGCTGCAACTCATCCATGGCAGCCTGCTGCGACGGTGTGAAGCCCTGATCAACAACTTCCAGACGCTCACGGAATGTCTCAGCAAAGAATTTCAGCCGCTGGTCCTTGCGCTGCAGACCACCGAAATCATTCCAGAGGATATCAATCGCAACAGCCAGCACGCGATAGATTGCCTGCTCGGACACAGCCTGGCACATGCGCTCGTATTTAAAGCCTGCCACCGGCGCAGGATTGCGGCGCTTAAGTTTACGTTTACTGCTCATCAAGGTCACTCCTTCACTTGTGCAAGCCATTCCTTGTGCTTCTTGACCATGTACAACATAATCAGACCATAGACAACCATGTCGCGCAAGGATTCTTCCGTTTTGTCGGCGATACCATGGTCGTAGAGGAAAGCAATGTGCTTATTCAGATATCCCTTAGCCACATCATACATCATGTCATAGCCACCATCATGATGCTCCAGCAATGCACCGGTGCGGAAGTTTGACAGCGGATCAGCACCAGCAGAATACTGCTGCTGTTTTTCCGTAAACAAATTTCCTACGCGAACAAGTTCATCATTAATAAACGATGTAAATTCTCTATATGTAATCATGGTTTACCTCCTAAACTATAAACTCCACGCCCATTTCTTTCGCCACAGCAGGCAATGCTGCGCAGGCTTCAGCACGACTACGGTACCCCCAGCCAACTTTATGGAGCGCAACATCAATGACGCTGTTATCCCACATATAGTTTAGGACATACAACTTCCCACCTTCTAAGGAGCTCATGAACGTCCAATATCTTTCGTTCAGTTTCGGCTTCCACGGAATCTTGGCGATTTCGAGATAACCACCCAGCAGTCTCTCAAACAAAGTGCCATCAACTCCATCAGACAACTCAACTTTTTCATCAACATTTCTTACTCTCAGTCCGCGTTCCTCAAAATGAAAAAGCATCCAGTCAGCAGCGCCTTTAATCTTAAATTCTTCGCCCAGCTCTACGCCGAGCATTTGGGCGATTTGAGGGATTAAATTTTTACTCATCTTTTAGCACCTCCTAAAATAAATCCTCTTTCGGCAGCACAAACCAATACTCTCCCAACGGGCTAGGTGGGTACCACTCCCATTTATAGCCCTGCTCCTTGCAGTACATCACCAAGGCATCAGAGGCCAGACAGTTGATAAAGCGCCCGCTTTCTCTGTACTGCTTTGCTAAAGGCTCAAATTTTGCACGCATTTCATCGGCTGTGTAATGCTCAACAGCACGACGGCCGTCGAATATAAGACGTGATGCAAGTTTTTCCACGTGCCAGCTTTCGCCACGCCGTCTCAGCTTTTTCTCAACTTCTTCATTCCACTCCATGCCTTTACTCCTCTGCTACCTCCAGCTCACAAGAGATTTTTGCAACATGTTGCATTTTTCTCTTCTATAGCTCATACTCCACGCCCATTTCTTTAGCCACGGTGGGGAGTGCAGCTTCCGCTTTTTCGCACGTGCGGTATACCCAGCCTTTGTCTAATAAAGCACGTTCATAGGGGTGTGCATCCCACTGCTGTTTCACAACAACCCACTCTTCACTAAGACCTCCGAAAGAAAACGTATAATAAACATCGCCTTTCTTCGGCTTCCACGGTAACTTTATGATTTCAAAAGAACCATATATCAATTCTTGCAGTACTCCACAATTGGCACTATGCCAACTAGCTTCGCCTTGCTCTTGCGTCAAAACACCGCTCATATCAAATTTAAACAATACGTTGGGGCAAAGATTAATTTTAAATTCTTCGCCCAGTTTCACGCCGAGCATCTCGGCGATTACAGGGATTAAATTTTTACTCATCTTTAATCACCTCCACACCGCCACGCAGCAAAGCCAGAAAAATACGCATCTGCATGGACTGATTGCCTATACTTGACCAATGGCAGCACTGGCTCGAACGGTACTCCAAATCGTCGGCGCTGAAACGGTACTGCGCCGGATACGCTCCGCCACGCTTAGGCTTGAGCTTAAATTCCTTGCCAACAGGGATATGCAATTTTTCAGCAATTACAGGATACAAATTAATCATAATATCGGCTTCACCTCCGTTTTGCAATAAGCAAAAACTTGACAGCAGCCACGAGCGCTGCGAAGAAGTACCACTTCGCGGTGCTTGCGGACAAATTGAGAAATAAAGCTAGGCCCAATAACTGTGGATTTTTGTACCACTCTAAGAGTAGCCCACTGCCGCTGACGCTGGCAGATGCGGCTAGTCTTGCAAGTGACTTTCGCCCGCAAGATACGTTTACGTGAAAGAATTGTCATTACATCAACGCCTCCGCTCCATATAACATCAACGCCAGCTGCCGCACCAGGCGCGTACGTCTGCGCTGGATGGTCGAGAGCGACACACCTTCACGCAGAGCCACATCTTCTAAAGCCCAGCCGAAAATATACACCTGACGGATGATATCAACAGCGTCTGTACCCTCGCTGATTTCCAGCCGGTCAAGGATGCGGTTGATTTTAGCAACTTCCGCTTGATCACGCGCTAGCTTAACTTCAACAGCCATAATGCGTGCCTGCTGCTTCTCTTCGGGCGTCAGGCGTGAGCTTGCGCCGCCCCAGCAGGTAATGTCTTTAGATTTTTCTGTGACTCTCTCCGCCTTCAGGTCGCGGATATCAAGCTGGTACTGCTCGATGTTCGCCATCAGCGTCGGGTAAGCGTACAAGCGTGCTTCCGTCGCTTTGTAGCAGTCCTGCGGCTTAGGCCGGCTATTTAAGGCAGCCAGCGTTGCCACAACAGTATCATGTATCAGTTTTTTGTTGTCCACCTGCGCCACCTCCTATGTGTAAAAATAAATTCAGTAGCAGCTCAGAGTGGGGAGCAAGCAGCTCCCTCGCCTCCTGCTGAGTCACCGTCGCCTCGTTAGCCATGACCAGACGCAAACCGAAGCGTGCACTAGGCAGCAGCTCTGCTCCGGCAAAGCGCAGACCGATGAGCTTAACATACAGCTTGTGATCATGGCGGGCAGCGCTTGGTAGCAGCTGCCCCCAGAACTCGCTGTCGGTACAACCAGGCCACGGATCACTTACCACGCTGCCTAAGCTTAACCAACCAGCCATGGATATACTCCCCCATCTTCTGACGCAGGTCGTCCGTCATCTCGCAAATCGCCAACGCCTCCTCGGAGCTGCGTGCGATACCGGCATTGGCACCCGCCGCCAACATCGCCAACAGGAATACGCACTGCTGCAGCGTCGGCTTGCCGGTTGCCGTCTTGCACTCGATAAAGATTGCCTTGCCTGACGGATACGCTACGCCAGACAAATCGCTGTAGCCTTGCGGCGGTCCGCTTTTAAACCAGCGGCTGCGCTTGTTCTCAAGTTCGAACGTCGCCTGCGTCGGCTGCGTGCGGTACAGATAGCCCTCGCCAACATTGACGCGGAAAATCTTGTGCCCTGCAGCAGACACCGCGACCTCAATCTCCTTCATAATTTGAGCTTCAGATTTATTCAAACTTTAACCTCCTGTATTCATCCTGACGCAACAGGCGGATAGCGGCACTGCGGTACCGTTCCGGTACTGCAAGCCCCAGCTGCACCGCTTTGTGTAGCGACCAAGCGAACTTAAAAACCTTGCCATCAGCACGTTTGTGCGTCGAGCGGAACAGCTCCAGCTGCGCCCATGACTTACACTCGATGTGTTTACTATACGGCATGCGCGCGACTTCCTGCAGGATGATGTCCTCCACGACCTCCGGACCTTCGCGCTCTTCTTTTTCCCACACGTAATGACAGAGAGGGCACTCGGTGACCGCTGACTTGACCACGGCAAAGCAATTCGGGCACTGCTTGACGCTGAGCTCCTGCTTTTTCTTCTTGGCTTTGGATTCCAGCGACCACTCACGCACGTCGTCCGGCAGGCCATGCCGCGTGAAATTGCCCACATGGTCCAGGATCAGCGCAACCTTATCCGGATTGTTGGGATTGGTACGCATCGACCTCATCGACTGCTGGATGTGCAGCGTGAGCGACTTGGTAGGCCGCATCAGCACCACGCAATCGCAATCAGGCACGTCAAAGCCCTCGCCAAACAAATCAACGTTGCAAAGGACCGTGACCTCACCGCGCCGGAACCCCTCTACGGCGGCCTGTCTTTGCGCCTGCGGCGTTGTACCGTCAAGGTGCATAGCATTTATCCCCTGCTCCCTAAAAGCGGCCGCTGTGCCCTCGCTGGTGGCGATAGACGAGCAGTACACAATGGTCTGCTTGCCCTTGGCCAGCTGCAGCCAGTTCTCAACAGCACTGCCAAAGATGGCACGCTTATTCATAAGCGCTTCAATCTCAGCCTTGTCGTAGTCGCCGCGTTTAGTATGCAGCTTGCTGGCATCCGCCAGCTGCACGCCGTAGTATTTGTACGGTGCCAGATAATGGTTCTGGATGAGCCACTCGGTGCTCACTGACTCGATGAGCTCTTCAAAGACGGCACCCAGACCGCCCTCGTTCATTCTTTGCGGCGTGGCCGTAAAGCCTAAGACAACGGCTCCGGGAAAATGCTGCAGGATGGACAAATAACTCTGTGACAGGATGTGGTGCGCCTCGTCGACCAGAATCAGCTTCGGTTCCGGCGTTTTGGCCAGCCTGCGACAGACCGTCTGTACCATGCCTACGGTACAAAGCGAGAAGTCTACGCCGCATGCAGCAAAAGTATTGGTAATCTGCTGGCACAGCTCTTTGCGGTGAACAACAAACAGCACCCTGTTGCCGCGTGCCGTGGCGCTGGCGGCGATGTTGCCCTGGATAACGGACTTGCCACCGCCACAGCCCAACACTGCACACACGCTGTGCCGCCCCTGACCGATTGCCATGCGGATGTTATCCACCAGCTCCTGCTGGTAGGGACGCAGCGGAATCATTTTGCAATAGGCTCCCACTTGTCGCAGCCATCGCAATGGTCGCAGGCGCTGGTATCGCGATTAGCGCAGTCATTGCACATAGGATCACGCACCTGCAGGGGACGGTGACAGTCCTGCGGAATGGCTTTAACGTCGACAGTTACTTCATCAGCCTCAGCCTCCTGCTCCGCGAACATGTCCTGCTCGCCGCCGCAAGGCTTCAAAACAAATTCCCCCAGGTCTTCGTCGTATTCCAGATACGTGTTAGGCAGGGAGACAGCACCGGCATTCTCCAGCTTCTCCGTGTAATTGGCGGTAGTTTTATGTTTGAACAGCGGGACAGAAATGTCCTTACCCATTGTTTCAGAATAGGTTTCGGTCAAGCTGACGGACAGCTTCATGCTGATAGAGCCATCAGCAATACGGCCAGCAAAGAGCTTCTCCAGCAGCTGCTGCAGCAGCTCATCAAAATCGGCCTTCATGCCCTTAAAGGTATCAGATTCCAGCGTCAACATCAGATATTGTTTATTCATGGTTAGCCTCCTGCTGCAGATACATGCGGATATACGCGTTGATTTTCAGAAGGTTGTCAGTGTCGCCGGATGCGGCAAAGTCATCGACCAGCGCATTCAGCATTGCGGACAGCTTAGTGTTCTTGCTGGCTGCATGCTGCGGCTCGTTTTGGAGCGGGCGATTGCGATAGCTATAACGCATTGCATCAACAGTAGCCTCCGACACCTTGAGGATAGCGCAACGCGGGTACTGCATGGTTGCAGCTTCTTCTACTTCATCCAGGTGGTTCGCCAGCAAGTTAATATACGCTTCCGCGTCTTCTATCTTGGCACTGGAATAGAAGCAAGGGTCGTCGCAATAACCGATGCATTCTGCTACGACATTAAAATCGCCACCATAACATTTGATTCTTAAGCCACTGATATTCTTGGAGTTTACATAATCTCCGCTTTTAGTTTTGATATACATTTACATTCCTCCTAACTTCTGCAGCGCCCATACAGCGCCATAGCCAACTAACACCGTCAGGCTCACTATCCACACAATGCTGATCAGCACTGCAAACACCAGACAGATTTTACTTAACATCACATTTCACCCCATTGACCTTGCACGCAA